ACTATGTTCCACTCACCATCTAGTATTTGTCTACCAATTAATGTTTCTATATCTTGCTGAGATAAAGACATATCCCATATCTTAACCTCCATACATAGCCTCCTGTGCATACTTAATCTGAACATCATCTAGATACATAGTGTCTGGATTAAAGGCTAGGCTGACATAGTTATTACCTGTCTGGTCTGCTCGCCCGTATCTGTTCTTGACTGGGGCTACACAAAGATAGGTGTCATCACCCTGCTTCATCTGACCTATGGTTAATACCATTGCTGGTATCTGATTGACAAGACCTTGGATAGCACTACGTGGTTGGCAGGGATAACCCTCTGAGCCCTCCTTGGTATGGTGTAGAACTAGCACTGCTGAGTTGGTATCTCTTGCAAGATACTTTAACTCTTTCATTGCTGCTCTCATACCCTGGAATTCTTCGTGTCCATCCATTGCAATATCCATTAAGTTATCTACAACTATTAGTGTTGGGCTTCTGCCCCACACAGTTTCAAATGCACTGACCTCATCATCTAAATCTTTTAGAGTGGGTGTTGATTCAAAGGACCAGAACAAATGGTTGTTCATAACTAATATTTCTTCTGCTTTTTCTGGCTCACGTTTGAGCATCTGCTCTGCTGCTGTCTGTGTAATACGAGTAGACATAGCAAGTAATCGCATTGCCATAGTGTGAGCATTGGTATCTGCACTGAAGTACAGAGTAGGTACCTTTGCTCTGGCTGCAATAGCCAGTGCTACTGATGACTTACCTGCACCTGGTGTGCCTGCAACCATAGTAATTTCTGCACGGCGCAAGATAATTCCTGCCCGCTCAAATGCCGCAAAAGCGGGTGGCAATGGTTCGCCACCCACCTCTGCTTTACTAATGCTGCGTTTAAGTGTTCTCATTTATCACAATCTTTCCGAAGATAATTAAGACATTCATCACAAGCATCTGCTTCACAATTTTCTCCGTGTATATCACACGTATCCCAAATGATACGTGCATTACAACATTCCGATAGTTTTACTATTGGAAAGTAAATTATGTTGGACATTACTTCACTTGGTCTGGAACAAATACATTCCAGTCAGCGCTGCCAACTCTGACATAATCATTCTTGCACTTATCAAATGCACCCTTTGGTGCTGGGCAGAAGTAACCACGATACATACGTCCGTCTTTACCTGTTCCCTGAATTGCAGTCATCTTGCCGTGTGGGCAATTACGTCCGCCACCAATAGATGGGGCTGATGTGCTGACTTCTGCATTGTCAACGATTGATGCACCTAATGCTGCTGCTACCTGCGCTGGTGCCATTGGCGCTGGTGCTGATGGTGTAATTGTAGTAACACCTTTGACTGCTGATTCTAGTTCTGTAACTGCAGAACGAATAGCCTCTAATGAATGTGCAACAACATTATCTAGTTCATCTCCGTGCTCTGCACGAACTGTTACTAGTGAACCTGCTGCTGTCTTTACTGTGATACTGATGGGCGCTTCGGTTGAAGACACTACCTTCTCCTTACTCTGGGAACGGAGTAGCAAGACCTTTCTTGTCTCGCCACTGTCTGACTTTCATTGCAAATTGTACACCCTTCCAGCCTTCTGCAATATCAATCCATACTAGTTTGCATAGACCACTACCTGCAGGTAGGTGGATGATGATGGCTTTATCTTTGTTCACGTCTCCCCATTTACCACGGGTTGCCGTGTCAGGATAATACGGCAAGCCGTTGGCATAGATAGCCAACTGCATAGCAATATTATTTGGGTGGTCAATACGACCTGTCTTTATATCTGCAATGAATCTTTCGCCTTCATACTCAACAACTCTGTCTGGTGTACCAGCAATCTTAAACTTATCTAAGACACAGAACTGTTCTATGAAAACTTTATTTAGTTTTTTTGTTGTTTGCTCGTAGGCAATTAAGTCCCCTGCCCACTCGTTTGGGATACTCACTGGTATACCCAAATCCATTTTCTCTGCGAATGTATGTATGGCTGTGCCAATAGTTGCTGCCTTGCTAGCACCTGCTACTTCCATAGCATCTTCAATGTATTTATTGATAGCCATCTTGTCATCCTGTGCTGCGTTAATAGCAAGGAGCAGGTCACTGCGAACTGATAATCCAATCGCAGCCATCCGCATTTTCCAGGCAGTAAGCGCTGACGGGTCGTCAAGACTGTTGGCTATTGTGGTAGCACGGGTATAAGCAACTGGCTTGCCACCTTTAGGTGGAACTATTAGTGGTCTGCCATATCTATCACGTTCTATTTCTACTGCTGCCATAACTCTTTGTCTCCTTGTAAGTAGAGTGGGCCAGAAAGGAGACGAATCAAAACTAGCCCACTCTCTTGTGATGAATAGTACCAGAACGGTTGGTACTACTCAAGTTTATTGTTGGGTTGTGTCGCTAATGTCTAGGCTCCAGTCATCTACTTGACCTTCGCCATTGAACTCTACTGTCAACTCATTGTTAACAATATCGTTGGCATCTTCTTCTGTTTCTGCCTCAATATCTGTGATAGTAAAGTGAATAGTACCAGTGACTGTAAACAAAGCCTTTAGTTTGGATGAACCAATACTATCTAGCAAGTCATTGACATCATCTACTGTTACTGTAATCTCACTATCACCTGAGTCATAGCGGTCTTTAAAGAAGTTATAGACTTCATCACGGAGTTGGCTGGTTTTACTAGCATATGTGTAGTAGTTCTTTTTGTAGTAATCTCTATCTGTTATAGCAGATTTAATCATATCATCGGTATACTTGGTAGTAGTACCGTCTTCGTTTGTGTGTAGGTATTCCATTGTTAGTCTCCTTTTACTTGTTTGCAATCTGGACAAATAATACCCTGCCCAATTAGGTAAGTGAAACAAGGTAGTTTCTCCCCGTTTTTAAGGGTGATGAATAGTGCATCGTGTGACTTGCACACCATACATACTTCTTTTTGTTTAGTCTTAGGCATTAGTCTCCTTAGTTTGTTAGTAGTTCTAATGCACGTAACTTAAGATTGTCTGAGCCACCTGACATAGCACGCACACCTGAGAGTGTGCCCTTATCAGCCTTGCCGTGGTCAGCATACTCAACTACTGCCTGCCATAGACCGAACTGTGTGCCACGGATATTCTCCTGTGTCTGGCTGGCTGAGTAGATATGCATCGCAGTATGACGTGCGGTGTTAGCCCTCGTCAATTGCGCTTTCTCACCCTGTGATAGCAGGCTGAGTGGCTTATCTTCAATGGTGGCAGGTAGAGGGAATACCTTCTTGAAGTAGTTGACTGCGTGTTCACGGTCTACCTCTTGCTGTAGTAGATGGTTAGCAATATCTGTGTATGCCTCAATGTTTTGATAAGACAACTTTAAGATATGGCTAATCTCTGACACTTGCAACTTGCTGTTGCTGGTGTGCTTGAGGGTATAGGTGAACTGATTATTCCTACGGAATATCTTATTGATTTGATTGTGGCACCATAGCCGCTCAATGATTGGCTTGATGATGACTGAACTGCTGCCATCGTGGCTGGTCTTAGCCAGGATAAAGGCTGCGTGTGGGTCATTGGCTACTGTAATTTCCGTTGGTAATTCCAGCAACATCCACACCTTTGCGCCGCCATCATACTCACCAGCGGCTGCATAGCGTGCTTCACCTGAATCAATTAAAGTATCCAGAGCAGAGAATATCTCACCGTTCTGAAAGACTTGGTATCTATTACCTACAACACCAATGTTATCTACTTTGCCAAACGGCGTAGTCTTAATGACTGCCTGCTTGTTGCGTACTGGTATTGCTAGTGGCTGACCGCCACCTGGAATTAGATAGTGGGCTGTCATTGGGTGCAATGACACTGACCAGTCAAGACCTGCTTGTCTGGCTACATCTGATGCTGATGTGGCTGTTACACCTGTGCCTGACTTGAGCCAGTTGGCTCTGTTCTTATATGGAGTTGCTGGGGCTAGAGTGATGCTCACTTGGCTACCCGCAATTCTGCGAAGGACATACCTTCGTTAACTTTAATGGTGTCAAAACAATGCTGAACAAAACCTGTGCCTAGTTCTTTAAAGAATTTAGTACGGTCTTCCTCTGACATAGCGAGGATTGCTAGCACTGATGGGTCTGTAGAGTTGTCATTAATGACTGTCTCTAGTTCTACTATATGTTTGATTATCACTTGCTGTCTCCTTTTTGTTTGTTGTTTAGTACCAGCCGTGCTTGCGCCAGTGTGCCCAAGCAACTGATGGTTTGCCATAGCGGTGTTGGATATACGCCAAGCCACGAGCAATCTGCTCGGGCGCAGGCGTGTCGGGTTTCATCTTTAACAACTGTGGAATACCAAATGCAGATGACTTAGGATTATCTGCGGTGTGGTCCCACGCTGACTCCTTGCCCCATAGTTTCTTAAGGGCACGGAACTCTGATGCTCCCCAATTCTCATACTGTGCTGAGATTACTGCCTTCGCATAGGATTTGCTCAAGGATTTTGTCCAGCGAATCTCCTTGCGTTCGTTCTTCAAGTTGTCTGTGTCTTTGTGTCTGTCTGCTACTGCTATTGCATACGACTGACTGGGAAAGAGAACGCTGGATAGCGTCAATGCCCAACTGAATAGCGCGGCTAACTTGTTCTTCATCTAGTACTCCATCTGTATATGCAATACCCAATGCCAATGATGTATAGCCAGGTGATTGCTGTTGGGATGTGCGGAAAGATAACTTCACTCATACTCCGTCCTTTAGTAGCACTTCTTTAAGTCTGGTGTTGTCCTTTGGACAGAACCAAGCCCTGTCATTAAGTGTATCAAACCCACAGGTAGGGCACCGAAATACAAAGCCAGTTATCTTACCGTCTTGTATAAGAAACATTATTCTGACCAGGCTTCCACTGATATCGGTGCACCTGCAATGAGGTCTTCTACTACCTCATTGATACGGTTAACCTCTACTATCAGAGAGTCTAGCCATTTAGAAATCTCTGTTATGTTTGACATAATGTCTTGGTCACGCATCTATTGTCTCCTTCTCGTAGCATTCTACACATTGGTCACCCTTGTCATCGGTCCAGATAATCTCCGTCTCATCTGTTGGAACGTGACATTTATGGCATATAATATTCACTAGTTATCTCCTGGTATAGCACCAACATAACTCATAGCGCAGGGGCTACAGAAATTCTCACCACTAGGTGACCAGTCATATACGGGTATGACTATGGGCATATCACACTTGCGACAATTAGTCGTCTGATATTTGGCTGGCATCTTCTAACTCCGTTCCGAATACTTCTTGCCAACATTCTGGGTGCATACCACTAACTATCTGTTCTCTTAGCGGGACTGATAGCGAGGTAAAGGCTCGCTGAACATACTCACCTCTGAGATAGGTGAACAACTCGTTTTC